CGTGTGATTGACAAGGTTTCGCGTCTTGCTACTTTCGTAGAAGCAGGAGAACTCAAGGTGAAGGGTGAGACTTGGAAGGATGCAGTCCTTGATATCATGAATTATATGATCCTATTCTCAGCCTACGTTAGTGATAAGCAAGGTGATGATCTCCCCAAGGGAGCAGAAGAGTTTCTGATTGAAGAATTGAAAGTTACACCAAACACAGTAGAACATCACCCAGTCTAAACTATGGATAATTTTTATACTAACGTCTCTCTTGTTGGTGACGGAATACTTTACAGGGGCATCGAAGATGGTGTCCCTGTAAAGCGTGTGGTGAAATACAATCCCACGCTCTTCATTCCCTCAAACAAAGAATCTCGATTCAAGACTCTTGACGGGAAAGTTGTAGAACCCATTCAACCGGGTTCTATTTCTGATTGTCGTGATTTTGTCAAGCAGTACGAGGGTGTCCCCAACTTTAAAATCTATGGTAACACTGATTATGTCTACCAGTACATCGGTGACCTATACTCCGGTGAACTTGACTATGACATGGACAAGATCTCAGTTGCCCATATTGACCTTGAAACACAATGTGAACATGGTTTCCCACAGGTCGATGATCCAGAAGAGAAGGTGATCGGTATCACTCTCTTTGTGAATGGGAACAAGTACTCATTTGGGTTGGGTGATTTCTCTGTTCCGGGTATTGAGTGTAAGTGTTACGAGTATGAGGAAGATCTGCTTTCTGATTTCCTAGAAGTCTGGAAGAAAGAGTCTCCACATATCGTGACTGGCTGGAACGTAAAGTTTTTCGACATTCCTTATCTGGTTCAGAGAATGAATCGTGTGCTCAGCCCCGTAGAGACTGCACATTTGTCTCCATGGAAGAAGATTCGAGAGAAGCAGATCGAAAGGGCGAACAGGAAGCACACCACTTTCCAGATCCTCGGTGTGTCCATTCTAGATTACTTGGATCTCTATCGCACTTTCACGTACAAGAACCAAGAGTCGTACAAGCTCGATCACATTACATTTGTCGAACTCGGTGAACGCAAGATGGGATATGGTGAACACGAGACAATCAAGGACTTCTATCGAAAAGACTTTGCTCGTTTCATGGAATACAATGTCCGAGATGTTGAATTGATTGTCATGCTCGAAGACAAGATGAAGCTGCTTGAGCTTGCTCTTGCTTTGGCGTATTCCGCCAAGGTGAACTACGAGGATGTTTTCTCACAGGTCCGAACGTGGGACCAGATCATCTACCATCATCTCAGGGAAGATAACATTGTTATTCCTCCTAAGAAAGCTGGTAAGAAAGATGAGCAGTATGCTGGTGCGTATGTCAAAGATCCGATCACAGGTATTCATGACTGGGTTGTTTCGTTCGACTTGAACAGTCTGTATCCTCACTTGATCATGCAGTACAACATCAGTCCCGAGACGATGATCCATCAGATGCAGGATTTCGTAATCACACCCAATGCAGTTCTTGGGGAGCAATCGGAACAACTGAAGAAAGCACTCAAGACTCACACAGATAAGAACTATTCGGTGGCGGCAAATGGTACGTGCTACACCAAAGAGTTTGCAGGGTTCCTTCCTGATCTGATGTCTAAGATGTATGATGAACGTAAAGCATACAAGAAGAAGATGATCGAGTGTCAGAAACGTCAGCAGGCAGGAGAAACCAACCTAGACAATCTGATCACCAAGTATAACAACTTCCAGTTGGTTCGTAAGATTCAATTGAACTCTGCTTATGGTGCGATTGGTAATCAATACTTTCGATACTATGCGACTGATATGGCGGAAGCGATTACGACTTCCGGTCAGTTGAGTATCCGATGGGTTGCGGATGAACTGAACAAATTCCTAAACGAGACGGTTGGTACAGACAACTACGATTATATTGTTGCTTCTGATACAGACTCCGTTTATGTTCGTCTAGGTAAGTTGGTTGATCGTTTCCTTCCAGACTGTGATGATACAAAGAAGATAGTTGACTTCTTGGATAGCAGTTCAGAAAAGATCATCCAGCCTCTCATCGATAAGAAGTATGATGAGCTTGCAAAGATGATGAATGCATACGAAAACAAAATGCACATGGGTCGGGAAGTCATCGCAGAGAGAGGTATCTGGACTGCAAAGAAACGCTATGCACTCAACGTATGGGACAGTGAAGGTATTCGGTACGAGGAACCGAAGCTCAAGATCATGGGTATCGAAACGACTCGGAGTTCTACTCCTGCAATCGTGAGAGAGAAACTCAAGAACGCGATCCGTTTGATTCTGACACAGGACGAGAAGGATATCCAGAACTATGTTGCCGAGTTCAAGGAAGAGTTCTTTAGTTGTGAGCCAGAGGAGATCGCATTCCCTCGTGGTGTTTCGAATCTTGAGAAGTGGGAGTCCTCATCTGAGATCTACATTTCGGCAACGCCAATTGCCGTCAAGGGATCTCTCATATACAACCACTATATCAAGAAGCTAAAACTTGAGGAAAAATATGAAAAAATTCAGCAGGGTGATAAGATCAAGTTCATCTATCTGAAAGAGCCTAACCCCATCAGTGGTATGAAGGGTGATAAGGTGATTTCCTTTCCAGCAAGTATACCAAAAGAACTTGATATCCATAGGTTTGTAGACTATAATATGCAATTCACGAAGAGCTTTTTGGATCCCCTCGAAACAATACTCAATGTTGTTGGATGGAAGTCTAAAGAAGAGGCAACTCTGGAAGGACTGTTTATATGAGAGTAGAAATCGAATATAAAGATCTTATATTTCTACAAGCATATCTATTAGAACAATCACAAGATCTAGATAAAAAAGTGAAGGAGTCTTACATGGATGAAGAGACTCCACTAGAAGAAATAAGTTCACTGGGCAAGATAAGAGATGATCTCAATAAAATTGCCTCGGAAATCAAGAAACAACTTTAGGAGAAATAACATGAGTGATTTTTTAAGTAATATTGTAAAAGAATCAGGTAACCAATATGCAAACATTATATCAGAAGGTATTGAGGGAAGTGATGTCGATGGCTTCGTTGATACCGGATCTTTTGCATTTAATGCTCTTCTGTCTGGTTCTCTGTATGGTGGAATTCCTAATAATAAGATTGTCGCGATCGCTGGAGAATCAGCCACTGGAAAGACGTATTTTACACTTGGCATCGTACACAAATTCCTGTCTGATAATCCTGACGGTGTGGTACTTTATTTTGATACTGAACAAGCTGTAACTTCAGAGATGTTTGCTGACCGCGGCGTTGATCCTAATCGGGTAGCCGTGTTCCCTGTTGCAACGATTGAAGAGTTCAGACATCAGGCTATTACAATTGTTGACAAGTACCTTGAACTTTCTAAGGGTGAAAAGAAGCCCATGCTCATCTGTCTTGACTCACTTGGTATGTTGAGCACAGACAAGGAGATTGCCGACACTGCCGATGGTAAGGGTACTCGTGATATGACGAGAGCACAGATGGTCAAGTCAACTTTCCGAGTCCTGACTCTCAAGCTAGGTAAAGCAGGCATTCCACTCATCCTCACCAACCACACCTATGATGTGATTGGTTCTATGTTCCCACAGAAGGAGATGGGTGGTGGTTCTGGACTCAAGTATGCAGCATCTACCATCGTGTACCTCTCCAAGAAGAAGGTCAAGGATGGTACAGATGTGATCGGAAACATCATTCACTGTAAGCTGTACAAGAGCCGATTCACCAAAGAAAATTCTATGGTCGATGTTCTTCTGAACTATGATGAAGGACTGAACCCATACTATGGTCTTGTTGATATTGCCCTCAAGTATGAAATCTTCGATAAGGTTTCGACTCGGATCCAACTCCCAGATGGAGCCAAAGTCTACGAGAAGTCTATCTACAAGGATCCCGAAAAGTACTTCACCGCAGATGTGATGGAGAAGCTCGAAGCGGCAGTGAAGAAAGAATTCATGTATGGTAAACTTGGTGCAGATGAAGAAGAAACTGAGGAAGTAAATGAAAGCTCCTGACTATCGATACGTCGATGAAATAACTGAAGGAAATGTCCCAATCGAAATTACTGATGGACAATACAAGGGTATTGTGCTAAGATATGATCGTGTGGTTCTGGAAGAGAAAGATGAGAATCTACACTTTGATTATGACTATGACATCATCGAAAATCCAAATAAAGAAGAAGTGACAGAGGAACTTCGTGACGTGTTTACGAATATTTTGTTGTCAGTTCTAGAAGAACAAATAACTGACGTACCCGAAGATTTGGATATACTGAAAGAGGCTAGTAGTGAAGAACATAGAGTTAGTAATACTTCAAAATCTGATATACAATGATGAGTTCTCTCGGAAGGTGACTCCGTTCCTAAAGAAGGAGTACTTCCATGATCAGATTGAAAAACTTGTCTTCGGTGCAATCCAAGACTTCATAGCTACATACAATGCGCTTCCCACCAAGGAAGCGATTGTTATTGATCTGGACAAGAAAACTAGCCTAACAGAACCCCAGTTTGAAGAACTTGGGAAGCTCATGGAAAGTTTGACCGACGAGGATGTTCCGGAGCTTGATTGGTTATCATCACAGACAGAAGATTTTTGTAAAGATAAGGCGGTTTACAATGCGATCATGGAGTCAATCCACATCCTTGAGGACAAGTCAGACTCAAAGACACCGAATGCAATCCCAGAAATTCTCTCGGATGCCCTTGCAGTCTCGTTCGACACACACATCGGACACGACTACATCGAAGACGCAGAAGAAAGATACGACTTCTACCACCGAGTAGAAAAGAAGGTTCCGTTTGATCTTGAGTACTTCAACACCATTACTGGTGGAGGAACTCCACAGAAGACTCTGAACATCATTATGGCTGGTACGGGTGTTGGTAAGTCCCTGTTCCTATGTCACCATGCAGCGAACTGTCTGACTCAGAATCAGAACGTTCTCTACATTACATGTGAGATGGCAGAAGAAAGAATTGCAGAGAGAATTGATGCGAATCTTTTTGACATGACGATTGATGATGTGCAGGATCTTCCTCGGCAGATGTACTACAAGAAACTTGAGGGATTCAAATCACATCTCAAGGGTAAACTTATTGTCAAGGAGTATCCGACTGCGACTGCGAATGTGAATCACTTCAGAGCACTCCTCGATGAGCTTTGGATGAAGAAGCAGTTCAAGCCGGACATCATCTTTATTGACTATCTCAACATCTGTGCCTCTGCTCGTCTCAAGAATGGAAGT